GTGCAGACGCAGTTCTGGAGTGCGTTGGGACGGAACTCTCCACGGATACGGCCGTGAAGGTCGCACGTCCTGGGGCAGTGGTTGGCCGCGTGGGCATTCCGGATACACCAGAGATGAACACCAACAATCTGTGGTGGCGCAACGTCGGCTTGCGGGGGGGCCTTGCTTCCGTCACGACTTACGACCGAGCGGAACTGCTTGACGCTGTACTGAAGGGCGAGATTCACCCTGGCCGGGTGTTTACCAGTCAGTTCAAGCTGGACGATATTCAGTCAGCTTATGAGGCCATGGACCAGCGCCAGACTGTGAAGGCACTGGTTGTAATGGATTAAGCACACATATTTAAGGTCAACGCGCTTACTTGCGAGTTGATCTTTTTAGTTGCAATCTATTTTCAGTTGCAGTGCAGGCGTTTGACTGAGGCCAAGCGCAGCAAAAAGACCGTCACCACTAATTCCCGAAGGAGTTGGTGGTGACGGTCTTTTTGCTGAAATCTAATATGAAGGAGAGTACAGGAATTGAACCTGCGCGCCGTTTTACCGGTTCGACGGATTTCGAGTGAAAGTAGACATATTTAATAAATAACATAATGAAGCCAGTATTGAAATGCACACAAGTAGCCCACACTACCTCTCTGCCAAGGTGGGAGACAATTAGCCTAGTAGTCTAGTGTGAAGCACAAAACTAGCCTACACAGGGTAGTAAAGTATGCCCCCACCAGCAGTAGCTAAAGACATAATGAAGACTAGCACTAGCACCTGCCATTATGGTGGGTGCTTTTTATGTACAGTTCCTGGCACAGTTTGTAGAAGGTAGGCTAAACTAGGCATACAGGCCACAGAAGCTCATTCTGGACGTGAGAGAGGGCCTTAGAGGCGTTCTAAGCTATTCAGGTAAGATTATACCTACTAGCCTTACATAGGCCTTAAAAACGCTGTACACATACCACCAGCCTAGATGGTCACACAGGTAGTACTAGAGGGTACACAATAGGCGTACAGGCGCGAGAGAGCGTGTTAGAGAGGATTTATGGGTGTTCAGGTAAGATTATACTAGCGCAGGCCAGAGAGGCTCATATAGGCCTTAAAATAGCCAGTAGGATAGACAGTTAAAACATTCACAAGCCACAGTAACTCTATGCAAATTCTGGCTATAGACAGGCCTGATGGATGCACAGTTAATAGGCCGCTGGCCGTTTTATACGTGCTATGAGGCTCTATATGCCTAGCTATATGTTGTAAGAGAAGTAAACAAGAGAAGCCTATTATATTTAACAGCGTTAATACTTTTAGGCTCTGTAGGCCTTATACTGGTAAAGCTTGTGTATAGCCTATGTATTCCAGCGTTGCTGGGTTAATTAGGCTTTGTAGGCCTGTAAGTTGTAGAGGTAGTAGGCTTTTAGCTTTTCAAATTCTTTTAAGGTCTTAGGCTTTTGACTCACAAAGGGGCGAATGCCCCGACTGAGGGCCTCAAGGCGCTTAGCCTTGTGGACAGAGCGCTTTTTGCTCTGGACATAGCACTTAGGGTTTTAGGTTTTAGGTCCTTTAGGCATACATACAAAATGTATTGTACATATAGAGAAGCTTATGTATTCAACAACGTTGATTTTATAGCTTATAGACCTGTACAAGAGTAAGCCTTATACTTCCAGCGTTGCTGGGTTAATTAGGCTATAGTAATTGTATATATAGCTAGTCTATTGAGGGCTACCGCCCCAAACCCTGTCTCGAGGGGCTAGTCGCCCCTCGAAGCTCCCACCTTTGTAAAGAAGCCCACTTTACAAAGTGAGAAGTGCTATTGCTTTCGCAATTAAAACCAGTATACGTGAGGGAGGCTTTAGCCGACTCTCACATACTATTAGTATTGCTTTACTCATAGCTATTTAGTCTGTGGGTGTATACGTCTATATAGTAATTCTATAGTGCGTATAAAACGGGGGGTAAAATCGCTGTATCCCTTGCGGCTCTAAGGCTAAGGTGCTACCATATCTTACCCTATGATACGGTAGCTAAAGGGGAGTAACCAGAAAATCATTGTAAAATGCGCAACCACTACAGCCGCAATGGTTACAGACGTCTACAAGTGTAAACGAAAGATTTAAGGTTAAAGGTGTACACTTAAAGTAGATATAGAAGTTAGACTACTGTTGACATGATGGTAGTCTATTTTTTTGCCTCAAAATGTCATTTGAGACCATAAAGATAAAACTTTGATAAAAAGTTAATGTGAGAAGCTCTAATAATAGAAAGAATATAGACCTACCTTGGACGGTATTTGTGCTAAATGGCTAATATCGGCTGTGTACTATATTTATATATGTAAGACGAAAGGGGAATACACAAAATGAAGTATAACACACAAGCAATACTACAGGATTGGCAACACCATGCTGATGAAATTAAAGAGCTAACACGCCATGCAGACAGCAAGACAGCAAAGAAGACTACTATTACAGCCATTTTAACCAGCACAAACGCTGAGCGCCTATTAGGGGCAAAGGTAGTAAAAGTAGGCAAGCAGAAAATGGTTAAGTCAACTACCACACCAACCCCACTCATGCCAGCATTAGTCCAAGCTTTGGGGGACAACGTTACAAGTCTACCGGAACTACTTGCTACCTACTACCAGAACGTATACCAGCGCCCAGACTACAAGGACGCATTACTGGTGGCATTAAATAACATTGTAGCGATTGACTATGTGACTGACCGCCATCACAAAAAAACACCAGCTTCACAGCGTAAGTTATTTCAGGTCTTTTCACGTGACGACATCTACCGCAATGACAAGCGCATTCTTGGCGACGTAGCGCGGGCTGTGAGCCTTGCGTTAATCAATCAGTTATCTGGTGCTCAGTTAACCAAAATGGCAGGGCGGGGCCTGTACCTTACTCGTGACACTATTCGGGATTGCATGGAACGGCCAACTGAGGCGACTAACGAGCAGATTAGTAATAGCCTTATTATTTTGCGGATTGCCGGTTACCTTCACCTAGCACAAGATGACGAATTGACAGAAGCTGGCCGAAAATTGGCAACTACCTTCGACGCCAAGGGTAACCAAGTAGCTTCACACCGTATATACGTAGTTGGCAACTTCGAAAAAGCTGACTGGGCACTAGTACAACGCTCTTTCAGATTGAATCTCAACTGCCGTTTTAGTCATGATGTGCTTACACAGCTGTTGGGCCATGATACAGTAGCAAGCTTTTTTCCCGATTTAAGTGGCGGTGTCACCGGCGTTGTCGTTGGCATGATGCTAAGCCGTGTTAATGAGGTCAACGGGAACACCCCTGTCATGTCCTTAGCGACGGCAAGAGACACTTGCGAATCAATCACAGGAGTAACCTCTGCAACAGCAAGTAAATGGATTGACCAAACCTTAACAATCAAGCCGGTACATGCAATCAAGTTAAGTCGGAAACAGGCCATCGACTGGGGTTTCGATTTAGATGAGTATGAAGCAGGTTCACCAGCTCAGAAGCTCATTTTCAGCACTTCAGAAGACAGTTTGTTGGCTTGCATCAAGCGACTTTCCCGAAACAAAAATGCTAAAGTTAAACAGCTTCTAGATGACTAGTCAAATGTTAAGAAAAGGTTAAGAAGTAAAAAATATAGGCGAAAATAGTAAAAATCGGGTTCTGTAAGATATATTACACCCGTAAAGAAATAAAAAGGAGATATTTACAATGGAATACACGCATGAAGATTACGTTAAGGCTCAACAGAAACATAACAAGAAGATGATTAATGCTGGTGCAACTACTATTTATAGTGTCGGCGACCTGACTAGCATTTACAGTGCTGACCGTGACAAGTATGGGGCATTTGAACCACACGCTGGGTACAAGCAAGCCAAAGCGCCATATGAAGAGCAATACGCAAGTTATGACGGTGAGATTGTCGGGCCAAGTGGTCAGGTTAAACACACTCATGTCAATAACGCGGGCTATGCAATGGTATCGGTGGTTGTTGATGGTAAGCCAACGACTACTACAGCTCATAAATTAACTTGCAGTGCTTGGGTTCCGAACGATGACCCAGCCGAAAAACGCACAGTTGACCATATCGACAGTGACAAGCTCAATAACTCAGCTGATAACTTGCGCTGGTTATCTTACCACGACAATCTTTCCAAAAGTCACAGAATGGCTCAGATGAGCACGAAAAAAGGTAAGCAAAACGGTATGCCAGTCGTGAAGGTCAACGCAGACGGGACACACACAGCCTATCGCTCAGCTAGTGCCGCGGGCAAAGCAAATGGCCTTAGTGCTGTATCAGTTACTGGTAACGCCAAGGGACAGCTTAAGCTTAGCAAGCCATACCACTTTATTTTTAAGTAATACATACATACATAGGAGAATACATAAACATGGACAACAAACACACAGACTTCAACACATACAGCTTTCTATTTGCAGTCGGGTGGCTGTTAATCGCCCTCAAGGTGGTGGGGATGATTACAGTGACATGGATGGCTATTGCCTACTACTTTATTTTACTGGGTCTAGTCGGGGCTGGCTTTTTCCTCTTTGCTCTACTATTTGGCGTTATCTATGCGGTACTGCACCAGGAGGACTAATGTGAATAAAGAAACAGTAAACATGCTCATGAGCTACCGGCAATTCGTGACTGAATCCCACAAGTTAGCCAATGCTCTGAGGCTGAAAGATGGAGATTCGAAGCATTTGCTACTAGTCGAATTACTAGAGCACCGCCTGTCTAATACGCCTGATGAGGTCATTGCTAACGATGTAGCTAACAACAGTCCAGCCTTTAGCTTCAAAATTACATATGCCAGAAAAGATGTCATTAGAAAACATTACCGAACACTTGCTCACAAAGCTAAAGCAGAAGAAGACCTGTCGCTTACATCTCAAGACAGTTATGTAATCGCTGAGCTTAACCCGGACGCTCGCACGCTGGATGATATGGAAGCGGCACTAGAGCTACTGCCAACAGTCTTCAGCAACAGCAACACACGCAACTGGGTAGCCTACGTCTTGAAGCACGGCAAAGAAGAGACTATGGAGCACTTCAGCCAAAGTGCAAGGGCATTCACTCAGAAGCTTAACCGAGTTTGTAAGTACGCCAACACACACAGAGAAAGGACTATAGGCCTAATGGCAAGCAGGAATGACAGCAATGAGATGCACCAGCTGGAGGCACTGACACAGTGGGCAAACATGATGGCCGATGAGGACGTGACAGACAAGCAATTACAACAGTATATCAGCCAACACGGCTCACTCGTTGCCAGCATTGTGGACACGCCAAAAATCAAGAAGCAGGGAAAGTTAGTAGCTGACTGGGCAAACGCTGACCATGCCGACCAGTACGCATTCTGCAATATCATGGCCGAACGTAAGGCCAAGCTTGAACGCTACTTAACACTACGCTAAATGTAACCGCTTAAAGGGGAGTGCTAAAGTTACTACCCTTGCACAGATATAAAGGGAGATATACATACATGAACTCAATCAATATTACCGGCTTTATTGCCACTGAACCTAAACAGAACACAGCTGGGGTTAGCTTTATCTTGGCAGTCCACCGCGCATACCAAAGCAAGGATGGTGTAACAGCTGACTTCATGCCTGTCTCAGCATTCGGACGAGTAGCCGACGTAATTACCGACTATGCACACAAAGGTTCTAAGCTGGGCATTACGGGGTCAATTAAGACCAGTAAATATATGGACAAGGATGGCAACGAGCATAATGGCTGGGAGGTAATCGCCCGTGAAGTATTCCTCTTGGACAGCAAGCCTACCACTAAGCCATACACAAAGGCTAAGCCTAAGTCAGACTTCCCGGATTATGTACGCAAAGACTCTAAAACACTAGATGAGAAGATTGCAGAGCTGGAAAACCAGCTGGGGGCTATGAATGCCAAGGGCTAAGCTACTGCATGTGTGCGGTTGGCCTAGCTGTAACCAAGTAACACACAATAGGTATTGTGAGAAACACCAACAGCAGGTAGAAGCAAAGTGGCAGAAGAAGAAGCAACAGTATCGCAAGTCTAAGCTGGCAAAGGCTATCAATGCCCAGCGCCAGAAGCAGTATGACCTGACTGAGCGTGACCAGGAAGCTAAGGCATTCTACAATTCCAAACAGTGGAAGCAGGTACGCGAGTATGTGTATAGCCGTGACGGGGCAAGGTGTCAGGTATGTGGGAATGTAGTAACGGACCGCAAAATAGCAGACCATATTCACCCACTAAAATATGCCCCAAGCGAAAAGCTAGATACCTCTAACCTTTGGCTACTCTGCTACAAGTGTCATACACGCAAGACAAAACTGGAGGAAGTAATAGCCAGCAAACCAAACGGGATAACTAAGCTTCAGCACTTAGACCGTGACTGGTGGGCTAGAGTACTTACCCAGAAGCAGGGCCAGACAATTACAGCAAAAGAATGGAGAAAACAGCATGAACAATAATGAAGCAGAGAAGCGTGTAGCAAAAGAACTGGACAAGCTACCACAGTGGTACATTCTTGCACTAGCAAAGGCGCTCATTAAGGACTAAAGGAGTAAATACATATGAACAAAACAAGTAACGCATTGGCTATTGTCTCAGCAGTACTGGGCTTTATCTCTATCTTCCTGGGCTTATTCGGACTGGTAGGTATCGCCGCTATTATCACTGGTACTATTGCCCTGACCAAGCATGAGAGTAAGTTCTGGTCTGTAGCTGGCATTGTCCTTGGTGCAATGAACGTAGTCTGGGTAGTCTCAGTACTCTCAGCTCTGTAACCAGCGCACACACAACGTTATAGGTAGTGAGGAATACATATGGAAGAACTAGTAAACCGTATTACAACAGCAGTCAGCACAGCTAAAAGCGTAGGCCTAACCTATGCAAGTATTGATGTAACCGACATAAACCCACAAACATTAGCGAAGGTAGTTACTAAGCTTAACCCAGACCAGCACAACTACACAGCTACAGTAGTCTACGCCGACGACACAGGTAAGTTCCTAGTACTGAAGTGGTACTAAGCCAGAAGGGTAGCCACAAATATTTTTCAAAATTATTTTTGGTGAGCGAGAGAAAAATTTACACGCGAGTCTGAAAATAACAGAAGAGAAATGCAAATACCCCCCGCCATAGGCATAGAAGCTAACCGCGCATAACAAAATCACTAAACAGCAAAAAATTCACGTAAAACAAAAGTTAGACAGAAGCCGCTACTGAGCCCTCATAAAGCCCAGTATGACGGCTTTTTGTTAGCTCAAAAATACACGACAGGAGCGCAACTCATGAAGCACACAAGCAAGAAGAACCGCAACACAGTAGGAATTACAGCCCACAATCAAAGTCAGGGGGTCGCATAAATGACAGCACAAGGACGTAAGCCAAAGTTAACCACAGATAGTAACGACCGGCCAGAACAGCGGGCACGTACAGCCCAGCTCATGGCACAGCAAGCAGGGTGGGACCAGCTTCAGGAGAGAGCACCTAAGCACCTGTCCGGTGTAGCTAGAAGTACATGGAGCACCCTAGTCCCTATACTCAACAAGCAAGGACTAGTAAAGCAAATTGATAAGCAGATTGTTACAGCATTGTGTGAACAAATTCAGGTAGAGCGTGATGCCTACACTGCTATCCAAGAGAACGGAATAGTGATGGAGAATGGTCGCAAGAACCCAGCCTGTCAAGTACTGGACTCAGCCACAGCCAAAGTGAAAAGTCTGAGCGACTCACTAGGCCTCAACCCACAAGCAAGAGCTAGCCTGGTGAACGTAGAGACTACCACCACCCACGAAAAAGAAGAAGACATAGTGACTAAGCTTAAGCAGAAGGGAGCTGGAGAGGATTGGTAGACCTAGAGCATATTGACCTGACCAATGTCGATGCTGACAAGCTAGCAGAAGTACTAGTAGATACATACAACCAGCGTAAGCAAGCCGGTGCGTACACAGAAGTATTCCAAACATACAGAGACCCTGGCACACGTTACGCATTTGCCATTATGGAGGGTCAGCAAATAGCAGGGGTGGACATTAAGCTGAGTGCTTTTCGCCATCTCCAAGACCTTACAAGAATTGGCACAGAGGGCTTTGGCTATACCTACTCACTACAGAAGTGTCATGAAGTCTTAAACTTTGCGGCACTATGTCCAGACCCAGATGCAGGTAAGCCATTACCTCTGGCACTATGGCAGGAAGCTATTCTGTGCTGGTCTCAGGGCTGGCGTAATGGTCCAGAGCGACGCTTCCACCGGGTAGTATTCTCAGTAGCCCGGACAAATGGTAAGACGTATGTTACCTGTATTCTGTTAGCCTACCAGTACATCTTAGGGTCTAGTGGCCGGTATAACCAAGATATGGCATACATTGCTCCAGTCACACAACAGAGTAAGAAGGGCTGGCGATATGTAAAGCTCACCTTCCAGCGACTGTCTGAAATGGCTGACTTTAACCGGCTCTTCAAGTCTCAGGCTACCAAGGCTGGTGAAGATGTTGTGAAGTCTAAGAAGACTCAGAACCAGCTTTTGCGTCTCTCAGATGAAAGTGGGCAGTTTGACTCTTACCATTTCTCTTTTGCGGTACACGATGAAGCGGGGGATGACTCACGTGTAGGCCTTATTTCTGAGAATAATGGGAAGATTACCTCAGGCCAAGTGCAGACCGAAGATAGCCAATTTTGGAATATCTCCACGGCTTACCCGGATGCTACTAGCTCTCTGTACAAGGATGAGAAGCTTATTCATGCCGCTATGCTGAATGATGCAGACCGTAAGCTAGACGATGTGCTGTTAATCAACTACACCCAGGATTCAGATGATGAGGTAGACCAGCCAGAGACGTGGCCTAAGTCTAACCCTATTCTGGAGCTGAAAGGTGACAGTATGCTTAACTCAATGATTAGCGAGCGTGATACTAAGAAGGCAGATGGTACTTTATCTGAGTTCATAAACAAGAACCTTAACCGGTGGCTGTCAGTGAAAGAGAACAGGTATCTGAACCCACATGACATAGAGCAGGCTCAGGGTGAAGCACCTATCTCCATTTTTGGCTCTGTAGTCTATATAGGCTTTGACCTCTCTAAGCTATCTGATGATACAGCGGTGGCTTTTATTTTTCCTTACCAGGTGGATAACCAAACGCACTACTATATCCAGCAACACAGCTGGGTACCAACTAACAAGACCAGTGCTAACATTGCTCAGAAGGAAAAGATGGACGGCATTAACTACCGGCAAGCTGAGACACTAGGCTTTGCTACTATCTCTAAGAACCGCTGGGGCTATGTAGATGAAGATGCAGTATTGGATTACATAATGAATTACGTAGAGACTAACCAGCTCCAGGTAAGATTCTTTGTGTTTGACCGCTGGGGTACTTCAGACGTGACAGACAAGCTCACACGCCTAGAGCCATTCCCACTTATGCCACTCAAGCAGACAGCAGATAAGCTGGATAAGCCAACACATGAGCTTCAGAAAGCCTTCAGAGAAGGACGCGTACACACTGATAAGGACCCACTGCTAGCCTATGCTCTAACTAATGCAGTCTTAGTAGGCTCTTCAGCCGGTCTGAAAGTCGATAAAGAGAAGGCTACAGCTAAGATTGATGCTGTGGACGCCATTGTAGACGCTATGTCACGCGCAATCTACGAATTTTCCGACTTTGACCCGGATGCTCCAGAAGATAACAGCCTATTTGCTGGCTGGACGGATGAGCAAAAGAAGGACTACTTCACAAATTACAGCTTCTAAAGTCATTAAGGCCCGTAATAGGGTCTTTTTTATGCCAAAAATGGCGCACACCCAGCGTTATAGGTTACGTAAACTAAAACATAACGAAATAAGGTGACAACTATAGATAAACTACAAAATATTCCAGCACTGATTATGGCGAGCTTACCACTATTGCTCTTTCTGGCAGGTCTGGTGGCCTTTGTAACAGCTGGCTACCTATTTAATGCCATTGTAGGGACGCTAGTGCTTGGTGTAGCGCTTATGGTCTGTGGCTGGGTAGTGTCACCATCCTCTAACAGTAAGGGGGTGAGGTAAACAGTGATTATTAACCCTTTTAGTAAGTTTCAAACACGCTCACAGGTGATTCCTAGCACGAACTTTGCACCGTTCATTATCTCTGGTGGCAAGGTGCTTCCTAACCACTTGGTGAGTGCTGATTATGCGCTACAGAACTCAGATGTGTTTAGTGTCGTTAACCTAATCGCTTCAGATGTAGCTAGTGCGACTGTAACAGCCCCTGAGCCATTCGCTGGGGTGATGCACAAGCCAAACAACCTAATCTCAGGCTTTAACTTCTGGCAGTCAGTAGTAGCTCAGTTGCTTTTAGCTGGTAATGCCTATGTAGCTGTGACAAGAGACACCAGTAACATTCCTATTCGGCTTGAACTTGCTCCAGCTGGTCAGATTGTAACGACTTTGGCAGACCGCAATGCAGATATTAGCTACACAGTTAACTGGGGTGATGAGCGGGGCACTATTAACTACCCGTCTACTGAGATGCTTCACTTCCGGCTATTGGCGACTGGGAGCAATGACAGCAATTTGTATGTTGGTATTAGTCCATTACAGTCTCTGGCTGAGGCAATTAACATGCAGGACTACTCAAACAAGCTCACATTAAGCTCTCTCAAGCATGCTCTTAACCCTTCTACAGTCCTTACAGCGGCTGAAGGTGTTTTGAGCAAGGAAGAGAAGGAAGGCATTCGCTCAGGCTGGGAGTCAGCTAATGAAGGTGAGAATGCTGGCCGGGCTATTGTGCTGGACCAAGCAGTGTCTATGAATACCATCTCTATTAACGCCGACGTGGCTAAGTTCTTGTCCACTTTGGACTTTGGTAAGACACAGATTGCTAAGGCGTTTGGGGTGCCAGATAGCTACTTAAATGGCTCTGGTGACCAACAGTCTAGCCTGGACATGACTAAGAGCTTGTATGCTAACACATTACGCCGGTATGTGAAGCCTATTGAGTCTGAACTAGAAAGCAAATTCGGGGTAGCAATTAACCTAGACGAAAGTGCCGCCGTGGATGCTGATAATTCCACACTCATTAGCAATATTTCCACACTCACTTCTGGGACAGCACCGGTGCTCAGTAATCTTCAGGCCCAGCAACTGCTCCACCAGAGAGGGGTGATTTAAACACATGCAAACAACAATGGATATTAGAACTTTTAAGACTGAGCTTACCCGTGACACCACCACAGATGGCACCATGCGTATCTCAGGCTATGCGGCAGTCTTTGACCAGCCAGCACAGGCAGACAGCTTTGTAGAATACATGAAGCCCACAGCACTGGACGGGGTAGACCTATCTGGTGTCCTGCTTCTCTATGCACATAATGCTGACAATATTTTAGCAAGAGCCGACAGCAAGACTCTCACCACCAAGGTAGATAATCATGGCCTGTATTTTGAGGCTGAACTGCCCGACACGACTTTAGGCCGTGATACATACACGAACATTCAAGCTGGCAACATTAAAGGTTGCTCTATTGGCTTTGTCATTGCTCCCGGTGGCGATAGCTGGGACACAGTGAACGGTCAGACTACTCACACAATCACACAGATTGAGAGCCTAGGAGAGCTGAGCTTAACACCTATTCCTGCTTATACGGAAACAAGTGTGACGGTGAAGCGTGACCTAGAGAATTTTAAGGAGGCTAAGAACTTGGCTGAAAAGAATAAGGAAGCTGAAGCACCAGCAGAAGATGCTAAGGCTGAACCTGAACAGGCTCCAGAAGCTCCAAAGGCAGAAGCGCCTAAGGACCCAGAACCTGCTAAGGATGCACCAGCAGAACCAGCAGACAAACCTGCTGAAGACCCTGAAGACGGTAGCGACATTGACGACCTGAAGAGTGAGATTGATTCTTTACGAGAAGAATTAGAAGCGCTTATGAGTGCTCCTGAAGAAGAACGTGATGAGAAGGGTGCAGAAGAAGCACCTAAGGACACCAAGGCTGAAGAACCAGCTGAAGACAATGCAGACGCTAAGCCTGCTAGTGAAGAAGGAGATAAAGAAGATATGGCAAAGACCATTACAGAATTGAACAAGAAGTCCGCTGAAGAACGTGACCTGGAAGCATTCCTGAAGACCGGTAAGGTAGAACACCGTGACGCGGCTGGCTTTACTAGCGCTGAAGGTGAAGCAGTCCTGCCTATGGAAGTACTGGACGTACTCAAGCAACCAGAAGACCCTTCCCAGCTTTCTGGTTACGTAAACAAGGTGCAGGTATCTGCCGCTACTGGTAAGCTCCCAGTCCTCAAGCGTGCTACTGCTCAGTTGGCTACTGCTGAAGAACTGGCTGAAAACCCAGCTATTGCTAACGCAACTATCGACAAGGTAACCTACGACGTTAACACCTACCGTGGTCAGCTTCCTATCTCTATGGAGATGGCACAGGACTATGGCAACATTACCAGCTTGCTTGCTCAGTACGTACAGACCGTTAAGGACCAGACGGAACAGCACAAGATTGGTGCAGTACTTGCTAAGGCCACTCCAGTAGTCACTGGGTCTGTTGATGACATTAAGGACGCTTACAACACTGGTCTTACGAACTATGGTGCAGACCGGATGTTTGTTATCTCTGAAAGCCTGTTTGCTGAATTGGACAAGGCTAAGGACAATGACGGCCGTTACCTGCTTCAAGACTCCATTGCTAGCTCCACTGGCAAGACGCTTCTGGGTGCCAATGTGGTAATTGTACCTGATGACGTTATGGGTAAGGCTGGCGATAAGGTCGGCTTTGTAGGTTCCGTTAAGGCGTTCGTGCTGGAAGCTATCCGTGCTCAGGTATCTCTTAACTGGACACGTAACGAGCAGTTTGAACAGATTCTGGGTGTAGCATTCCGGGCTGATTTCCAGGTTGCCGACAAGGATGCTGGGAAGTTCATTACATACACGCCCAGCAAAGCCTAGTGAGAAAACTACTAGCACCACTACAACAACTGTAGCGCCTAGTACTACAACCACTAGCACCACTACTTCTACAGTAGCGCCTACCACCTCTACCACAACTACAACTGCTCCAGCGAGTAAGTAAGGTCGGGGAGGCCGTAGTAGGTACAGCTACAGTAGGCTAACACATAGGTAGTAAGTGTTTACTCGCCTAACCAAACACACAGTAAGGCTTATGCCTGGCGGGTAAGCAAGAAGGGAGAAGCCAATGGACGAACAAGCATTAGCACAAACGCTTCTCAGTGAACTTAATCTGGATGATGCAGAACTAGCAACATTGCAGGCCCAGGTAACCACGGCTATTAACCTTGTGAACCACTCAGCAAGCAACGTAGACCCTAAGAGTCAGACAGCTATTGATGCCGTAAAGACCTTAGCTACACAGCTGTACTATGACCGGTCACTTGAGAATGGGCTAAGCCGGGGCGCTATGATGATGCTCACACACCTCCAGGCTGAAGGTGAAGCTAATGGCTAGCTTTAAGCCCGCTGACTTCACCCGTAAGCTACAGCTTGGTCACTGGTCACCTGAAGATATTGGCGGGGTAAACGTCGATAAGTTCACGGCTGATTACACCTTGCACTTCACACAGCAAAAACGCACGCTCACACAGCAGTACACGCTGGTAGGCACACGGCTAGATGAGACTATTACCGTCATTGTCCGGCATGATGCCCGTAACACAACCGCTGAAGTTGCTCACTTTAACAACACAGACTACTCCATTTTGGATGTAAGCCCAGACGATGGTGCTTCATATATCCGTTATGACTACTTAACACTAAAGAAGGTGTCAGGTCATGGCGAGTCTTGATGAAGCTCTAGACGAATGGCTTAAGCAGGTAGGTAAGGTAGCCAATATGTCTTACCAAGACCAGGCTAAGATTACCTCTGCCGGTGCTGAAGTCATGGCTGACAAGTACCGTAAAGCTACTGAGGCTAAACACCCTAACGTGGGTAAGCCAGGCAAGTATGGTCACCTGTCAGATGACATAAGCAGTCAGTCTAAGAACGTTGATGGTGAGCTAGATGGCACTAGTACTGCTGGGTTTACGCAAAAGGAATTTGTAGCACGTTTTCTAAATGATGGCACTAAGTTCATTCAAGGTGACCACTTTGTAGACGATGCCAGAGCAGATGCCCAGACTGAAGTGCTTAAAGCAGAAGCAGAAGAATATAAAAAGCTAATCAATAAGCTAGGGGGCTAACACATGACAGCAGTTGAAGATGCTAAGGCGACTCTAGCCAGCATTGAAGGCCTAGACGGTGTGTGGTGTAACAACATTCCCTCTAGCGCCGCTACCGACCTCACTCTTACTGAGCTTCTCCTAACAGATGATGGCTCAAGCACAGAGGCAAGCGGTAACGATGACTTTCACGCCTTAACTCAGGAAGTGGAAGTACAAATTTGGTATGCACGGAAGACTATTGACTATGAGGCTATTGAGTTAGCCATTCTCAAGGCTCTTACAAGTGCTCACTGGCAGGTATCAGGCTGGAAACGTCGCGTACTTGACCCAGATACCAAACAGCTCAGTAACACAACATACATAACTAGAACAATTAACGTATAGGAGGAACACATACATGGCAGTTGTAGGTGTAAAGCTGGTTAAAGTCGCATTGGTTGACGATAACCAGAAGATTATTGCAGGTAAAGATGGTCTTTCTGAAGACGGTATTTACAGTATTGATAACAAGGACCTGGGTACTAAGTCCGCTAACATTACTAACCTGGCTGGGACTATTGCTAAGATTTTTGGTAACAACGCAGCTCAGGACGTTACGGTAGGTGCCGCCGCTCCAACAGTAGCCCTGGACATTAACGACTTGGACTTTATCACTAGCCAGAAGCTTAAGGGCTTTGTATCTGACCAGAAGGGTGGCTGGACTGACCAGAAGATTAAGCAACATGTAGCAATGCTTATTCAGACCCAGTCTATTGACCGTAAGCACAACATTTACTTTGGCTTTGGTAACGGCCTCTGGACTGAAGCAGAAAAGAACCTCCAGACAGACTCTGACACTGAAACACGTGTGGACGATGCGCCAACCTTTACCGCGTTGGACTGCACAGCTTTTGGCCACGTGCCTTACAAGATTTACTCTGACTTTGAAGACGGCTTCAAGGAAGAAGACATGCTGGCTGAAGTCTTTGGCGGTTACACTCCAGTGAGTAGCCCCAAATAGTACCACTACCACTAGCACCACTACTACGACCGCTCAGGCCTAGCACGTGCTAACCTACCTTAACTCACTTACTACGCAACAAAGGAAGGTATAAGAAATGAAACTGACAGTAAAGCAGTTGGGAACCAAGAAGTACGACGTGAAGACAACAAACAAGAACATGCGTTCAATGTTTGCTCTTCAGCTCACCATGGCTAAAGCTGATGATATCGACGGGCTGGAACCCCAGGAACAGGTACAGCGCTCTTACGACATGCTTAACCAGGTCCTGGACTTCATTACCTCTGTGCTGAAGCTCTCTGAAGCTGATGCTAAGAAGCTGGATGCTCTGGAGTTTGGTGAAACAGTGGAAGTAGCCAACTATATCATGGCCCGGATGATGGGCTTGTCTGATGAGGACATTGACTTAGCGGCCAAGAACGACCAAAAAAGCCAAGCCTAACACCTCACCAGCTGAGCTAGTCTACTCATACCAGAACCAGCTAGAGGACTTTGACCTGTTCGCTCAAGACAGCTTAGTAAACCTGCACTATACGCCTGAGCAGTTCGATTCAACAGACTACTTTAGGCTATTAACCATTATGCAGGCACGTAAGCCAGAGGACCGGCCAGTAGACCCAGGTAAGCTCTTTGCTCAACTACAGAAACAGAATTAATCAGAAGGGATAGGCGACTACCATAGTCGTTTATCCCTTTTTTTATACAACTAGAAAGGAATGTGAATACATGGCTAAGAATATTCAAGCCGAAATGAGCACTAAGATTGCTCTTGACCTGGTCAGCGCTACTAAGTCTGTCAAGGGCCTTACACAAGCGGTCCGGTCTAGCCAGTCTGCCTGGAAGAGTCAAGAAGCTATGCTCAAGTCTTCTGGTGACTACCTCAAGGCGGCACAGGCCAAGTATGAAGGTCTTGGTAAGTCGATTGAGGCTCAGAAGACCAAGATTGAGGCTTTAAAGGCTAAGCAGTCTGAGCTAAAAGGCAACACTCAGGAGACAGCTAACAGCTACCTTAAATTCCAGAAGGATATTGACTCAGCTACTAAGCAGTTAAGCTCAATGCAGGCCCAGCAGGAACGTGCTAAGTCTGCTATGCAGTACCAAGAGAGTGGACTAGCTAAGCTTCAGCAAGGCTATAAGCAGATGAACTCTGTCTCTCAGTCTTATGTCCAGCGTTTGGAAGCAGAAGGTAAGGCTACAGAGGCTAATAAGGCCAAGCTAGGCAACTATAAAGAGTCCGTTACTAGCCTGTCTAAGCAGTTAGAACTGCAAGAAAAGGAACTGGAGCGGGTAGCTAGCACCTCTGGTAAGACCAGCTCTGCCTATGCTAATCAGTCTAAGCGAGTAAATGAGACTGCTACTGCTCTGGCTAAGACTAAGACTGACATGAATAGCCTTGATTCTGCTATGAAGAAGGCTAACCCTAGTGTATTCACTCGGATTAAGACGGCTATTACTGGTACTAATAAACAGGCGGAGAAGACACCAAGCCTATTTAAGAAGATTGTGGCCGGTGGCTTGGTTACCAATGCCTTATCTAATGGATTTAGCTCTCTTACATCAGCGGTGAAGTCAACTGTTTCCAGCGGGTTAGACCTCGCCGAAGCTGGCGAAAAGTCCGCTGCTGCATGGTCAGCAATGGGCAAGTCTGCTGGTGACATTAAGTCATTAGGAAATCAGGTTGGTGACCTCAGTGCTAAGTCTGGTTTAGCCATCGCCACTATTGGTGGTATGCAAAAGACAATCGATACGATGACCCACGGCAATACTAAGATGACTGAGAATATCACTGCCGGAGTTACAGCGATTGGCACTGCATCTCGAATGTCTGGTGACCAAATATCAGCTTTTTCCAAGTCAATGACTAAAGTGGCTGCTAGTGGCTCATTAACCTCTACTACTTTAGCACGTATGCAGAAACAAGCACCTGCATTAGGCGCACAACTAGCTAAGGCGGCCGGAGTATCACAAGACGCTTTTGCTAAAATGGTCGCTAATGGTAAAGTTTCAAGTGCTGATTTTCTTAATCTGATTTCTAAAGCAGGCAAGAACTCAGGAGATGTATATAAAGAGTTTGGCAAGACCGCAGAGGGAGCAAAAGCACAAGCGGCCGCAGCATGGGACCAACTAAAGAAGAAGATGGCAGCACCACTTCTTGAAGTTAAAAATACAGGTATGTCAGAACTAGCAAGTTTGATGACTGCTCCTGTTGTACAAAATGCTGCAACTTCATTGGGTAAAGGCCTTGCTTACGTTGGTGAAAAAGCTAAGGACATGCTTGCATATGTTTCTGCACATAAGAAAGACGTTACAGGCATTGCAGGTGACTTGGTAGGCATTGCCAAGATTGCGGGTGAAACTGTCTGGGCTACTTTCAAGACGATTATCAGCGACATGGGTAATATGTTTGGTGTATCAGCCAAGAAGGCTAAAAACTTTTCTAACCCTCTGGGGACTGTTCACGACATTCTCGACAAAATTGTAAAGAACAAGAGCGGCATTCAGACCACGGTCAAAGTTGTGCTTGGATTATGGGCAGCTGTAAAGGGTGGAGAGATTGCTTCTAAAATTGCCAAGGGTGCCATTGGCGTAATAAGTGGTGCAATGAATCTGTTTTCAAAGCGAGCCAAGATTATGGCTGCCGCTCAAAAAGCACTCAATTTTGTTATGGAAGCTAATCCGTGGGTAAAACTAGCAGTTGTTATTTTGGCTGTTGGTACTGCCCTAGTCGAACTATATAAACATAATGCTAAGTTTAAAGCCTTTGTTGATGGCATCGTAAAATCCGTGCAAAACATGTGGAAAGGCATGGAAAAACGGATTAGTCAGATGGTTAAGGGCTGGAACGATTTCTGGAAGGGTATTGGTAAAGGCTGGAAAAACTTCTGGTCTAACTACGCTAAGAGGGAAAAGAAGAACCAAGCCGACGCCAAGAAGCGGCAAGATGCTCAGAACAAGGCTATCTCCAAGGCTATGTCTAACTTCTGGCACGGGGTTACCAAAGGCTGGTCTAACTTCTGGTCAGGCATCGGCAAGTGGGCTACAAAGGGCTTAACCAACCTACAAAAGGGATTCGCCTCTAAACTGAATGCTATTCACAAAGGCTGGAACAATATTTGGTCTAGCGTGGGTAAGTTTTTCTCTAATATCCTAAGCTCTATCAAGAAGGCCGGTAGCTCAGCACTCAGCTGGTTAGCCTCTAAGTTTAACTCGATTGTTTCGGGTATCAGACGTACATGGAACAACATGTGGTCTAGCATTGGAAAATTTTTCTCCAATACTCTAGGGTCTGTCAAGTCAGTGGCCGGTAATGCTTTAGCCTGGTTAGGCTCTAAGTTTAGCTCAGGGATTTCCTCAATTTCACGGGGCTGGTCTAGGGCGTGGTCTGGCATGTCTAAAATGTTTAGCGGCATCTGGTCAGGTATTAAGTCAGCCGCCCGTTCCGGTATCAACGGTGTCATTGGCATTATCAACGGCGCTATCTCTGGGATTAACTGGGTATGGCAGAAGTTTACCGGTCACAATGCGATTAGGAAGATTCAGAAGTTAGCCTCTGGCGGTATTGTCGGCAAGATGCAAGTAGCCATGGTTAACGATGGTGCAGGCGCTGACTGGAAAGAACTGTACAAACTACCTAACGGTCAGTTTGGTATGATGCAAGACCGTAACGCCATTGGTATGTTCCCAGTTGGTACACGGGTATATAACGGCAAAGAAACCAAGTCTATCATGCAGGCGGCTGGCATTCAGCACTATGCTACTGGTGGTATTGTCGGCTCTATTACAAATATGTTTAAGTCAGGCTGGGATAAGGCTAAGGAAGTTGCCAGCTGGCTGGCTCACCCAGTGAAGAACGTAAGCAAGATGCTCACTAGTGCTGTCTCTGGCATGTATGCTTCTACCTCTATGTTTACTAACCTGGGTAAGGGCATTGTAAGTAAGCTGGTAAGCTCTGTAGTCGCATGGTTTAAGAAAGGCCTCAAGAAGGTTTCTGACTCTCTAGATGGTGGCTCTAATGTGGGTAATCCTTCAGGAACTTCTGTTACACGCTGGAAGCCTTACGTAATTAAAGCCCTCAAGGCTAACGGGTTTAGTGCTTCAGCTAGTCAAGTAGCCGCTTGGATGCGTGTTATTCAGCGTGAGTCAAATGGTGACCCTACTGCTGTAAATAACTGGGATAGTAATGCTAAGGCTGGTATCCCTTCAAAAGGTTTAGTACAGACTATTGGGCCGACCTTTGCGGCGTATGCTTTTGCAGGTCATAAGAATATCTTAAACGGTTATGACGACTTGCTTGCTGGTATCCATTATGCAAAATCTCGCTATGGCTCTGGTAGTGGCATGTTCGCCCGCGTTTCCGGACCACTCGGGTACGCTAACGGTGGCTTTGTGAATGGTGCGGCTTACCGTCTTACTGGTGAGGCCGGGCCTGAAATGATTATGCCTCTGTCTCAGGCTAAGTCTTCCCGTGCTTGGCAGTTATTAGGTCAGGCAGTAGACCGCATTAATGGTGGTAAGTCAAACCAGCGCACAGACACCGCTATAGATAATGACGCAACCACACAGGCTATTTTGGATAGCAATGCAAGCATTCTCACCGCCCTTAACAGTATTGGCGAACTGCTCACCCAGCTTTCCTTCCAGGTAACTCTGGACACGGATGAGGTGGCACAGAAGCTCTCACCAAGCATGCAGAAGGCACAGGACGCTTTGACTAAAAAGCAGAAATTACTCTCCCGGACCACATACACAGATGGAGGTATGACTATCAGTGACTAACGTAATGAGCATTACATATGGGGGTGTTGAGCTTAACGACCTTATCGGGGTTGCAAGCTACGACACTCAGATTTTACCTAGCACCACACAGAGCACAGTAGACGTAGGCCAGACCCCTGGTCAAACTCTGCTTAGTAACAAGTGGGGAATTCGCACCATTACAGTTTCCTGCTATTTATTCGATAAGAACAAGCGGAATGAACTCAGCGGGCGGATTGCTAGCCTAGTGCCAAAGCCGCTCATCTTTGGTGATGACCCAGACAAGGTCTATAACTGTATTCCACAGGGGGCCAATGCCCTGGCTAAGACGCCGACAGATGACCTTACTGCTTTCACCCTTACCTTCATTGCTTATGACCCGTTCATTTATGCTAAGGACCCGGTAACCTTTACCAATAAGCAGGCAGACGGTACTTACTCTACTCAGCTCACGGTAGACAACACAGGCACAGCAGATGTACCGGTAAACATTGACGCTAAGATGAACTCAGAAAACGGCTATTTTGCCGCTACAGTCGATGGTGAAGACACCGGGGTAATAATCGGTGACATTGAGGGCCAGGTAACTGCTAAGGGTGAGAAGGGAACCGTGGACATTAACACGGACTTTGAGTCTGCAAGCAGTGTAAACAACGTCACTCAGAATAAATACCCGTCTAATTACTTCCCGACTAGCTCACTTAACGGGGCATGGAAGGCAGGTGTAAAGGTAGGTGGTAATGGCTCTATTGTCCCTAGCTCATATGGTGAGCCTACTAATGCGGCTACTACTGGTATTTATGGCTCTAGCTGGTTCGCACCGCTGAAGGCACCATCTGCACATATGTTGGCTTACACACCCTTACGTCTTTCAGCTTCTACAGTTAGGGCTATGGGCTACGTAGAAATTACCCTGGTGGATGAGAACGGGGCCGGTATTTGTGGCTATAGGTTCCGTAAGATTAATGCCAGCAACAAGAATATTGAGCTGTATCTATGGGTGGGAGATGACACCATTAACTCCTGGTCAGACGCTCAAGGCACTAGCTGGATTATTAGCAACTTTGTGGGTGAGATAAGAATAGAGAAGAACGGGGCAGACGTGGTCTTTAGATTTAAGAACAACACGCATAAAGCTCCCTGGGCTCGCACTGTCCACTACCCAGACATTGAAGACACTAAAGTAGCCGGTGTGAATGTGTACGCTGGTAAGTTTGGGAAGCGTAAAGAGCTCACTACTGGCTTTACCTACCTCCAGCTTATCCGGTACACAACCAAGTGGAGCAATACCAGTAACCTCTGGCAGTTAGGCGATACAGTCAGCATTGATAGCTCTAGCTCAGTACCTTACACATATACCAATGGTGTACCTACCCTGGATGTGCAGAGTGCCTCAAGTGTGCCTCTGGTCATTCCAGCCAGCTCAGAAGGGAACATAAACCTGGATGTAAGCACGGACGCCGCTACCCCAGAAGTAACAGCTACGATTACACCACGATTCTTATAGGAAGGAGTTAAATACATATGAACCAAAAGCCAAGCATTTATGTGCAGGACGTGAATGAGTCTGTACTGGCGGCTACTACAAGCTACTACAATACAACTATCACGGCTGTGACTGATACCAACTTTAGTACACTCACTATGAGCATTCCTAGCACGGACCCAGCGGCCAAGTATATGCAGGCTGGTAACTACCTCACCTTCCTTTACCGTGGTAAGGCCTGGCGGTTCCAAGTAGTGACCCCCGTGTACTCAGACCAGGGCTACTTCACAGTAACTGCTAATGGTCTACCGCTGGCCCTGATTAATGACCAGCTAGACGCTGTAGTAGCTCCTAGTGACCTGCAAGGAATTAACTACTATCTGGCTGAAGCACTGCAAGGTACTGGCTGGGTAGTCGGCAGTGTCGCTGTAAGCAGTAAGGAAAAGCATAAGCTCAGCTTTGAGGCCTCTAATGTGATTACGCGCCTGTTTAACATTGCAGATGCCTTCTCTTGTGAGCTGGACTTCAGCATAGAGCTTAAAGGCTTAATAGTTAGCTCTAAGAAGGTCAACGTAGTAACCCAGATTGGCTCAGAGCGTAGTGATATTCTCTTAGGCTGGGGCGATAACGTCACGGACATTAGTAAGACGGTTGATATTAGCAGTATGGTCACGGCCTTAAAGCTTACTGGTGCCAACGGTCTCACCCTGAAGAGCACTAACTATGCCTCAGATGATAAGCGCTATAAGTCACCTATAGACGATGATGTTTTATACGACACAGTAGCTAACAAGCAGTACAACCTGGGAGCTAACTACCTAGTGGGTACGTATGCGGATGACACAGCCAAGGATGCCGCTCACCTTATCACCTCTGGTATTGCCCAGCTGGAGACACTGAGTAAGCCTACTACCACGATTGAGACCAGCTTAGCCTCTGTCCCTGACTCTTTGGAGCTTGGTGACACGATTAATGTTATCTCTAATGACCCTAACAGCGCTGAATACCTCAAGACCCGGGTAGTAGAGCTAGATATGTGCCTGGATGACCCTAGCAAGAGCACAGCAAAGTTTGGTGACTACAAGAGCCTGACAGATGATGACTTATCTGCTCTGATTCAGCTTAAGAAGCAGGTGGCTAACGTCACTGAGATAGCTAACACGGCTACAGCAGGTGTAGAAGAGGCTAAGCAGGTGGCTAGTGATGCTTCTAGTGCCGCCTCAGCCGCTCAGGATACCGCCAATACGGCCAATTCTGCCGCTACACAAGCTCAGAAGGACGCTCAGACCGCCTCTGACACAGCAAGTAAGGCAATGACTGCCGTTACTGGTGTACAAGACAGTGTAAATACTGCCAAGGCAGATGCTACTCAGGCCGCTAGTGATGCCGCCAGTGCCAAGCTAGCCGCTGAAGATGCAAGTAAGTTGGCTAATGCTAACGCTACTGCTATTTCTACAGCTAATGAGGCTCTTACAGCCGCTCAGACTGATATTGCAGATGCTAAAAAGGATGCTTCAGACGCCTTAACCCAGGCTGGTACTGTCAGTGGCTCAGTCACTACTCTTAGTCAGAAGGTCGATGACCAGGCAGGGACCATTAGCACCTTAGCCAAGCAGAGCGACGTGGATACACTCACTAAGTCAGTCAATACTCAGGAAACAGCTATAGAGCAGAATACCAACGACATTAAACTAGCGGCCAAGCAGGCAGATGTAGACACCTTAAGTCAGACTCTGACCACTCAAGCTACTTCTATAGAAGAAAATGCCAAGGCTATTGCTCTGAAGGCTAACCAAAGTGACTTGGATAAGGCGACAGGGGACATTAGCGCGGCTCAGACAGCTATTACAGCTAATGCCAAGGCTATTGCCCTTAAGGCCGACCAGACAGCAGTTGATTCAGCTACAGACCGGCTCACAACGGCAGAAGCAAACATTAAAGCGACTGCTGACGGCGTGACTACTACAGCTACTAAGGCAGTAACAGACGCTATGGCTAAGCTCACCATTGGTGCCCGGAACTTACTGCTTAACTCTAGTAACTTTAATAATGACGCATGGAGCTTTACTGGTATCGACACCACGGCTAACGGCCAGAATGACGCTGGTAACACCTACACAGTCTCTACAGCGGTGGGTGCAGGCCCTATGTATGCTCAAAATGACTTAGTAGCCCGGGGCTTAATGGCAGTGGGGGGCAGCTTCACCTTATCTGCCTCTATTCGGAACACCAGCACTACTACCCCGGTAGATATTGCCTTCTATGCGACTAATGGCACCACACCTATTGCTACACAAGGCCAGAAGGTGGCGACTATTCCAGCTGATAATGCCTGGCACAAGGTTTCTATTACCTTTACCACTTCAGCTATTGTGGATGGCGCTACTTTAGGCTTTACACCTAGTGTGGCCATGACAGACGGGCAGATTAACCAAGCTGAGCTCAAGCTGGAGAAGGGGAACGTATCCACTGACTGGACCCCAGCCCCTGAAGACATAGCAAACCGCATGGCTACAGCAGAGCAGGAATTAACCAGTGATGCGATTACTAACACGGTCATGAACTCCCAGGACTTTGCTACCTGGCAGAGCTCAGTAGATGCTAAGCCAGACCAAGCCGACTTAGACGCGGTAAATGACGCTATGGACAGTTTAGGCGACCAGGTCCAGACCAATGTTAGCCAAATCAACACGGTAAAGCAGACGGCGGCCGGGACTAAGAACACGGTAGACACCTTGGTAACTTCTGTGGCTGGTAACACCAAGGTCACTCAGGATATTCAGAACTATATGGACTTTAGCAGTGATGGACTCACGCTGGGTAAGTCGGATTCAGACATGCAGGTAAATATTACCAATGACCAGCTGTCTTTCCTGTCTAATGGTGGGACAGTCGCATACATTAATGGTCAGCGGCTCTATATCACAGATGCACAGGTGCTCAATTCTATTATTGTTGGTCACCATAAGATTACAAAGTACTCAGACGACGGTGAAACTACTGTGGTTACATTCGCTGGGTAGAAAGGAAGTAAATAATGGCTTTATCAGGCTCATTTACTAAAAGTATTAACTCATACCTGTCTATTAAAGTAACATGGTCAGCGACTCAGTCTATCTCTGCTAACACCAGTAAGGTTACGGTAAAGGCTTATGCGGTCCGTGGTGCTTACGGGTATAACACTGCTTCTAGTCACGCTTGGACTATGTACATTGACGGCACTAAGTACACCGGTACTGCTTCATTCGGTGGTGCTAACAACTCTCAAACCCTGCTAGCGACAGAAAGCAAGACTATTACCCACGATGCCGACGGGACTAGGACCTTTTCCATCAGCTTTGCTCAGGCCTTAAATATCACATTCGCGGGTAACTATATCGGTACTGTGTACTCAGGTGACCACAGCTTTAGTCTTACAGCTATTCCCAGAGCTAGTACCTGGGTAACTGCTCCTAGCTTTACACTTGGTGACTCGCCTACAGTCAAGATTAAGATTAACTCCAGCTCATACACACACATTCTCAGTCTGTTTGTCGGGGCTAGCCGTATCGCTCAGTGGACTAACATTACTACAGCAAGCAATAAGCTTACCTTCACAGCTGACCAGATAGCAGACCTGCAAACTCGCATGGGTAATAACACCTCTATGAGTGTCATTTGGGGCTTAGGTACCTTTGACGGCTCTAAACAGGTAGGGGAGACACAATGGAAGACGGTAACCCTGACCATGAACGCCTCTTCTAGTGCACCAGTAATTAACTCCATTACTTACACAGAGTCTAATGCTGAGGCTAAGGCAATGGTGACCGGTGACCAAGTAGTACAAGGCCTTTCAGAGCTTCAGGTAACTGTATCGGCAACAGCTCAGGCAGGGGCTACTATTGGCAGTGCTGGCATAGTCGTTATGGCGGATGGTATGAGCTACTTTGCTGATGCTAATGGCATGGTAACCCTAGACCCACCAGCTGGTACTGGTACATACACTGTATATACGACTGTGGAAGACTCACGTGGGTTTACGACTAGCACCAGTAAGGACTTCACGGTAATTACCTATGCTAAGCCTACTATTAAGTCGGCTATTGCTCAGCGTACTAATGCCAGTGGTAGCGCTCAGGGTGATGGACAATACCTGTCTGTGACCTTCTCAGCGGCTACATCAGCTTTAGCAGGTGCTGGTATCACGGCAGACATTACTTACCAGGTAGCCACCTCAGACACACCTAGCTCTAGCTGGAGTACCGGGGTCACCGATACGTATTCTGGTAATTCAACCACCGCCACGGTTACGCTGTCTCAGACCTTTCAGGGCACTAGCCCTTACTACGTTCGTTTGGTCATTACAGACGCTAAAGGTGGGACCAGCTCAGCCATTCTAGCCGTTGGTACTGCTCAGGTACTGATGTCCTGGAGCAAGACCCGGGTAGGTATTGGCAAGGTAGCTACTCAAGGTGTACTAGACATAGGTGGCGATACATACATCTCTGGTGCTCTGTCAGCTTCTAGCTTAAAGGTAAATGGTGAGAGCATTACCCCAGTAGCTTCTCCAGTAAGTGAAAACACTAACGGTGCTAGTTTCACCTGGGGCTCTGGGTGGAAGTCATACGCAAGCAACGACAACACGAATGCATGGCGCTATGGTGACATGGCTAGTATCACTGCTCAGATTACAGCTAGTGCTACACCTACCAGTTCTAACACCCTCTGCACACTCCCAGCCGCTTATCGGCCGCTACGTGCTGTGCACTTTTCTGGTGCTATCACAGACGCCAGAGTAGCCAATAACTGGGCCTGTTATGGAGCCATTAGTACTGACGGTGAGGTTACCCTAACCATCATTCCGACCGGTGCCAGAGTCAGTGGGGCCGTTGTCAGCTTTGCGGCTAGCTGGAATGTTGAATGAAGGGGGGTGACAGTGTGACCACTGAAGTAGTTACAGCCATTGGTACAATCGTTGGGGCTATAGCGAGTGCATTAGTAGCGAAGTACCACTACGGCAACAATGAACCGGTATATGCGAAGAACACAGCGGACCTATTCGCCCGTATCGACAAGCTGACAGATGAGAGGGACCAATTACAGGAGCAGGTGGTAGAGCTCAAGGCAAAGGTTGATAAGCAAACCTTACTCATTGAGTCTTTAACTGCTCAGGTACAGCATGTAAGCAAGGTTGTAGGAGTTGTAGGAGTTGTAGCAGACACACAGAAGGAGGAAAATAATTGAAAAATATTGCAGAATTGATTGTATCATTGGCCGTAGTGGCAATTCCTGTTATTGCTAGCTTTATCTCTAAGAGCTTAATTAGCAGTAAGAAAGCGGTGGCACTAGTTGAGGTCCTAGAACCCCTAGCAAAAGCGGCAGTTATCGCAGCGGAACAGTTGGGGGTTAGCTCTCAGTTGTCTGGTGCAGTAAAGAAGTCTACTGCTATTGCTAACGTGAAGGCCAGTCTCGACTCCATGGGGTTTACTAAGGCTGACGAGCAGACTATTGCTAATGCTGTCGAAAAGGCTTATGCCGATACTACTCAACAGCTAGCTGAAACCTACAAGGAGGGCTCACATGAAACTCACTAGAAAATTAGCACTTCTTACAGCTTTGATTGTGGGCGTTAGCCTAGCTATACATAAGCCACAAACCGCTTCAGCTGCAACCTATGGGGTGGACTGGTCTAAGTATCAGAGCTATTCTGGTAAATATGGCTATAGCAGAGACAGCTTTGTTATTAGCCAAATCGGTGGCACATATGGCGGCACACTAGTTAACCAGTCAACATATAACAGCCAAGTAGCCTCAGCTAAGGCGAACGGCAAGAAGGTACATACATATATCTGGTATGGAGTAGGTGGCAGTACATATAACGGCCAGCGAGCACTGAACTATTTCCTACCTAGGGTTAAGACTCCAAAAGGCTCTATTGTTGCTCTTGACTATGAGGCTGGTGCTTCTGGTAGTAAGCAGAACAACACAAATGCTATCCTAGCTGGTATGCGGCAGATTAAGGCGGCAGGGTACACCCCTATGTTGTACAGCTATAAGCCTTACTTAAATAGCCATGTCTACACCAGTCAGGTCACTAAGGCTTACCCTAACAGTCTCTGGGTAGCGGCCTATGCTAATTACCGTGTGACTAGCACGCCTAACTACAACTACTTCCCATCCATGAATGGGGTTGCTATCTGGCAGTTCACATCTATGTATCGGGCAGGGGGACTAGATGGTAACGTTGACTTAACTGGTATTACAAAGTCTGGTTATGGTAAGACTAGTGTTAAGACCAGCTCTAAGCCGACCATTACACTAGCAGTAAACACTAACCTACGCACTGGAGCAGGTACCCGCTATAAGGTATTACGGGTACTCAAGAAGGGCTCTAGCTGGAAGTACTTTGCTACTAAGCGGGCTAATGGCTACACTTGGTATAACCTTGGTGGCAGTCAGTGGGTGGCTAAAGTCGCTACTTCCCACACCTACTACACGGTAAAGAGTGGGGATTCCTTCTGGTCTATTGCTAACAAGCATGGACTTAGCATGTACACACTAGCTAGTCAGAATGGCCTCAGTATTAACTCCATGATTCACCCGGGTACTAAGCTACTCATTAAGTAATAAAATAAGCCTTACCTCTATAACAGGGGTAGGGCTTTTTGTTTACTCTAAGCTAGTCTCTATGGCCTTGGTAAGTACCTGTCAACTTGTGTATTAGGGTAGTGGTGAGTAAAGCTATTGTGTGTATGTCTCAGAGCTTTAGCTCTCTGCTGGCAGTTTCCCCCTACACAAGCAAAAAACGCTTGTCTATGCTCTTGCATACACAGCCTATTCACTCATGGCGCTAAGCTCACAAGTTATAGCATTCAGTTCCCAGCCCAGACTTGCCCAGGCTACCTAGTGTGGGGGTTTGAGGTTTATTTAGCTGTTAGCAATGCGGTCTAACCCGTGAAAACACCGCTGTACACACTTAGGCTGAATGGTCCCCCAGCTAATACTGGAAGTCGGTCCACCCTGACCCTTTGGCTTTATAGTCTGCCTGGCGGTCACCACCAAGGTTACGCGCTAGTCCTGACTGGGGACTAATCACGGCCTGAGTTTTGCGGCGGGTCAGGCGGCCCAGCTGAAAGTATTTAACACCCACCCAGCGCATTAAGTGGGAAACATAAAGCCAGCATTGCTAGCACGCTGCTACACATGCTAAAATACAGTCGTATCCCTCAAGATACACGGCTGTTACCTACTCCAATAGGTAGCGGCTTTTTCTTTTATTTATTTAGTGTAAGCACGACCACAAGGTGTTATCATGTTTACGTGCACAGTATAGCTGGTGCTTGTGTACTTGTCAACACAAAGTGTAGATGGGCACACAGCGACCGGGCAGTTATGTGGTAAGTGTTCCACATGAAACACTGTAGACTACACAACACAGAGGTGAAAAATATGTATACAAGTAAGCAAGTGAAGGAATTACGTGAAGCACGTCGTATATCACAGCGGAAGCTTTCACAGCTAACCGGACTCTCGCCATCACTAATTAGCGCTTATGAAGCTGGCACCCGACCTGTCACAGCAGAAGCTAGTGAGAAGTTAGACCTAGCCTTTAAGCAAGTACTACCAGTGCAAACTCCCCACCAGGTAACAACGGCAGAGCTGACAGACCCTAACACTATTATTAAAGTAGCTGGCACCCCACTCTCCACAAATGAGCGTGAGCTACTCACCAGTGTGGCTACTACCTTGGTTAATCAGCGTAAATAGTTGTGTGTATTTCAATGCTGGCTTCATTATAGGAATGAGGCAAGTATGTACAAAGTAAGCAAAACAAAGGTAAGTACTGGCATTTATAAAAAACAAAGAGGGGTTTATGTATTTAGCGTGGCAAGAGGAAGCAGTAACACCCTTCTGTTACGCCACCAGGAGCAAGTAACTGGCATTAACGACCAGCAGGCCAAGACTATGTTTGCAGATTGGCTAGACAAAGAGCTAACGGCTTATGCCAAAGCTAAAGCTAAGCTAGACCAGGCTAAAGTTATAGCGAACGGGTCCACCGTGCTCACATTTGCTGAGTACACAAAGCTAGGCACTATCCCGGCTGAAGATGGTCAGTTCTTTACTCAGCTTAAAGTAGAGGCTACCAGTCACAAGAGTAATGGCTCACACAGGCAAGTAACGAACCTGCAAACGGTCCAAGGTATGCGTACACAGCTAAAAATAGTTAACACTAACTATCCAGCCTTTACTAGTACCCCGCTAGCAGTGATTACACCAGAGGCTATTGACCACCTGCTAGACCAGCTAAAGACTGACCGTGGTGTTACGAACAACACTCTAAATCACTACTTAAGAGTTATCAGTAAGGTGTTCATTCTGGCTCAAGAGGCCCAGCTAGTGCCTAAGAGGTTTAACCCCGCCAGAGAAGTACCAGGCCGACTAAAAGAGTACCGGGCAAAGACCATAGTTACAGCCAGTCAGTATAAACACGTGGCAAATGCTCTGCTACAGCTACGTACAGCACCAAAAGCTGGCCTGCTGATTGCCCTACTTTGTGGCCTAAGACGGGAAGAGATTATGGGCCTGACCTGGGAGAGTGTGGACTTAGCTAACAGCACCCTAAGCGTTACTCACACACTCATTAAGTACAAAAATGACCGTGGTAAGTACGTAAGAACGCTAAAGGAAGGCACTAAAAATGGCTCAGTACGGACAGTAGGCTTACCCGACATGGTAAAAGAGGCATTAGCAAGCTGGTATAGCACAGCTGACCCTTCTCAAATTTGGCGAGATGAAGTAACCGGTGCTGAGTACCACATGGTGTGGCAAGTTCCTAGAGGGCTGGTATGCCAGGACTACTTCCAGCACAGTTGGGGTCTAGTCAGAAAGCAACTAATAGCCAATGGCACGCTTGACCAAAAAGCCCGCTTTCATGACTTGCGGGGTGGCTTTATAACCTACCTGCTAAATAAGCAACATGTGTCCCCGGTGGTCGTAGCGGCTCTGGCTGGTCATAAGTCCGCGAAAATGACCCTAGACATCTATGGCGTGGCAGACAAGGCCGACATGAGTAATGCTCTGAGCATGTTAAATCAAGCCTTAAAATAACCAGGGGTTAGTAGGCTTATTAGGCAAATTGCCAAAAAATTGCACACTTTTTGCTCACTATGAAGCAAATATTTGTAGTGCAAATGGCTAGCCCCTACAGCCGCAAGACTTACAGCAGTTTAGAAGTTGTAAATAAACTGCACACTACAAAGCGAAAAATCACCAAAAGCTATGGAGAGTTGGCAGAGTGGTAATGCAACGGGTGAGAAAATAGGTATAAAAAAAGCCCTACAAACGCCGGTATAACGGCATTTGTAAGGCATATCAGGAGAGTACAGGAATTGAACCTGCGCGCCGTTTTACCGGTTCGACGGATTTCGAGTCCGTTGCATTACCACTCTGCCAACTCTCCATAACAACGAAAGTTATTATATCAAGCTTGTCCACATCTGTAAAGAATTCACATGTGAAAAGAGCGCTGCACTGGCATGGCGGGTTGGTTTGTCTACCAGAAAATACTGAATTTTGTTGGCTGCTCGTAACTGGCAATCACCATGTCCAGGCACTCATGCCAAAGCCGGGCTGTATGCGTTAAACCAATTTCTTTGAGCAGCGCTATTAGCCGCTCGCATTGCTGTTTGCCCGTTTGCACCTGGCCTTCATGAATCAGCAGCCAGCCGCCCATGAAGCGATTTAAGAGCCCATAGTAAGTGTCTTCATTAGTATTAAGTTCATGGTGCCACTCAATGCATTGCGTCGCATCTTGAAACGCGCGCGCGGCCACGAAGCGGGTGAAGGCACCCTGCAGAATGCCATAGAGCAGTTCATGGTTGGCATCAAAGTCGGTGCCTGCTGCGCGCCGAACGGCGAGTTTGGTGAAGCGTCGGAGTGCGTCCAGTGTCATCGAAAATTGAAATTGGCGCAGCAGGAAGAACTCAAAAGTGCCCCAACGGTCCACACCGTAGAGATAGGTGGTAACCGGCCGGCTCCACTCCGCAAAGGTGTGCTGCATGTCGTCCAGCGAGGCAAAATCACTGTGCTCATAATCACCTTGCAAATTGGTTTTCGCCACCGCAATCAGAATTCGCCGGTAAATACGGTAAAAGCGCTGCCAGCGTGAATTGCCATCGTCAAGCATTAGCACATCATCCCCAGCATGCGCCAACTCCTGCACGTCCTGCTCAGTTAGCTGGAAGGAATTTTGCTGCGCGTTCAGTTGTACGAGTTTTAGAAAGGGTTGAAAGTACGCTGCACTCAGGTGAATGTGGCGGAGTTCGACATTCATTGAGAACAACTGACCTCGGGGGATTGCTTCCTGCGACTTCGCGTTCAACTGAAACATGAATTCCTCGACAGACACGTTAATGCGGTCGAGCAGGTGCCGCATGCGGGTAAAACTGATGTCCCGCTCGCCGCGTTCAAACTTGCTGATGAAGGCCGCACTGCATTGCGCGTCCGCAATCTGTTGCAGGGTGGTGTTGCGTTCTTGTCTTAGTTGCCGGAACAAAGCGCCAGCCGCCT